AAATCAAGTAAGTTAAAAGGTGGACAAAAGAAGTTACCATCTTTTTTAAAAAAAAAAATAATGAATAGTAAAAGAGGTAAGTAATGGCTAAGGCACGTGGATTATATGCAAACATTCATGCTAAACGTAAAAGAATTGCTGCGGGTTCTGGTGAGAAAATGAGACGACCAGGACAAAAAGGAAGACCAACAGCAAAACAATTTGTTAGAGCAGCTAAAACTGCTAAGAAAAGAGCATAATGAGAAAAGAACATAAATCAGAAACAGGCGGATTGACTCAAAAAGGTCGAGATTACTTCAAGAAAAAAGAAGGAAGTAACTTAAAAGCTCCAGTCAAAGAAGGTAAGAACCCGAGACGGGTGAGCTTTGCAGCTAGGTTTGCTGGGATGGATGGACCAATGAAGAAGCCAAATGGTGAGCCAACGCGTCTTGCTCTTGCTTTAAAAAAGTGGGGGTTTGGCAGTAAAGAAGCAGCAGCCAAGTTCGCACGAAATAATAAAAAGTCTTGATTGTTGGTTTTTTGGTTAGCGAGGACAGAGTTTCGCGCGTGTGTTATGGAGTACGAACAAAACAAGAACACACAAAAGAAACACAATCAACAAATATTAATAAGGAATAAGAACGGTTGGCGCGGGTATTGTATCTGGGACACAATCTATAGCATGTAAAAATGCAACAATGTGTTGCAAAAATGCCACTATACCCGCTAAACTGGTCGCAGGTCGCAATATATATATATTGGGACTTTGAGTTACAGACACACAGACAGACAACACTATGAAAAACAAGAAACCTAAAATAGATAAGAACTTAACAACACTTGCATTTGTAGACAAAGAAACTAATAGTCTTGTTATACATGTTCATGGTTTTGAAAACTCTGATATTGCGGAAGCATTTGCTAGTTATATGCTAACAAAGTCTGGCATGAATTATGAAACAAAAGATAACTTATTCGACACCATACCCACAATACACTAATGCACATAGAATTATATACACCTAGACCCCAACAACAAGAACTTCACGACTTGCTAGACCAACATAGATTTGCTGTTCTAAATTGCCACCGAAGATTTGGTAAGACCGTTTGTATTTTAAATCATTTAATAAAAGCAGCTCTCATGCACCCTTTGCAAAACCCAAGGTTCGCATACGTGGCTCCGACTTATAAGCAAGCTAAGAGTATCGCATGGGACTATATTAAACAATTTACTGCTAAGATACCTGGCACAAAATACAATGAGACAGAATTAAGATGCGACCTACCTAATGGTTCCCGTATAACATTGTTATCAAGTGAAAACGCAGAAAGCATAAGAGGTATATTTTTAGACGGGGTGTGTATAGACGAAACCGCTCAAGTGGACCCTAAACTTTGGAATGAAATTTTAAGACCTGCATTATCAGATCGTAAGGGTTTCTGTTACTTCATAGGTACACCCGCTGGCATGCAAAACTTTTTTTACGAAATTTATCAGCATGCTATGAAAGATGAGAAGTGGCTAGCCTTTACAGCACCAGTATCTAAAACTAAAATTATTGACCAGGAAGAATTAGATGCAGCGCTAGCTCAAATGGGTGAAGCTAAATATAAACAAGAATTTGAATGTGATTGGATTGCCAACATAGAAGGTTCTGTATATGGCAATCTGGTCAAGCAAGCGGAAGATAAAGGTAGGATAACTAGCATAGAATACGATCAATCTTTACCAGTAAATACTGCTTGGGACATAGGGGTCGGAGATAGTACCGCTATAATATTTTTTCAACAACTAGGTAACACCGTTAGAATAATTGATTATTATGAAAACAATCGAGAAGGCTTGCCGCACTATATTAACATTATAAAACAAAAAGATTATGTATACGAACATCATTATGCACCGCACGATATTGAAGTTACCGAATTTAGTTCTGGTAAAACAAGGCGCGAGGTAGCATACCAACTAGGTATTAATTTTAAAATTTTACCAAAATTACCGCTCGAAGACGGTATTCATGCTGCTAAAATGATATTTCCTAGAGTCTATATTGATCTTGGAAACTGCCGACCATTGATAGATGCGCTTAGACATTATCATAGAAAGTATAATGAGAAGATGAGAATGTTCTCAAATAAACCAATCCACGACTGGTCGAGCCATGCGAATGATGCTTTTAGATATATGGCAATTGCAATTGATGAGTTGCCAAATCAAGAAAATTTGAATAAAAGATTTCCTAATGCTATTACAGAATATAAAATTTTATAAGGATTAAAATATGGGATTTTTAAAACCAGATATACCTGCTCCACCACCACCTCCAGCGCCAGCTCCCGAGCCGCCAAGTTTTGAGGATGAGGAAAGAGAACAAGAAGCTAGAGAAAAAATGGAAAAAATTATGCGTGCTAGAAAAGGACGAAGATCAACTATTTTGACGGGTCCTGGCGGTCTAGCAGATGAAGATGAAAAAATTAAAAAGAAAACATTACTAGGAGAATAAAATGCCATACGGTTACGGAGCTTCAAAAAATTATGGTGGGTCTACAGCTAGAGAAAGAGGTGCTGCAAGAAATAGAACACAATCTACTTCTACTAAAAAATCTTCTCCCGCTAAAACTTCAACTAGACCTAATCCTCAAACAGATAGTGGAAGCTCAAAAACATCTGTAGTAACTTCAAAACAAATTAAAGAAAGTAAAGAAAAAGTAAATCTAGCTACAGGCAAATCACAATTAGATAATTATGAAGTAGGTAAAGTTCCTGCTTTTATTCCAGGCTCAACTATTTTAAATGCCGCTCAAGATGTAAGACAAAAATCTTTTGAAGCTAATAGAAAATTTTTTAGAGAAAAAGTTTTAACTAGCAAAAATAGAGGTAAGTATGTTGATACTTTAGAAAGTTATTCATCATACATGAAGGCAAGAGGAGCTGGAACAGCAGATGCTTATGGTAATCCAATTGCACAAAGACGAGACGACAGAAGGGTTATAACACAAGTTCAAAAAGCAGCGGTTGCGCAAGCACCTTCTGGACCCACTACAACAGAAGTTAGTCAATCTACTTCAGCTTATGGTGGAGAACGAACAGATGCACAAGAAGCTTTAAGAGTAAAAAAAAGAGGTCGAAAACAAACTATATTAACACAACCAACGGGATTAGGTGGTTCAGAACCATTAATCACAAAAAAGAAATTACTAGGGTAAATTAATTTGGAGGATAAATGCAGATAACACCAAAAGCTAAAATGATCTTAGAGAGATATGCTTCTCTTAGAACTGAAAGACAAAACTGGGAAAGTCATTGGCAGGATGTTGCTGATTATATGTTACCTAGAAAAGCAGATATTACTAAGAACAGAAGTAAAGGGGATAAGAGACACGAATTAATTTTTGATGGTACTGCAACACATGCTCTAGAATTATTAGCTGCATCTTTACATGGAATGTTAACCAATACAGTTTCACCATGGTTTTATTTAAAATATAAAAATGATGAGTTGAACCAAGAAGATGAAGCAATGGAATGGTTAGAAGATTGCACAAGAGTTCTTAACCAGGCTTTTAATAGAAGTAATTTCCAACAAGAAATTTTTGAATTATACCATGACCTTATTGCATTTGGTACAGCAGCTCTATTTATTGCAGATGATGATGAGAATGAATTAAGATTTAAAAATATTCATATCTCAGAAATTTATATAACTGAAAATGAAAAAGGTTTTGTTGATAGCTTAACTCGTAAATTTAAAATGCAAGCTAAAAACATTTACAACGCATTTCCAGGAGTAGACTTACCAGAAGAATTAGCAAAAAAATTTAATAAAGCACCGTATGATAATATTAGTATTATTCATAGTGTTTACCCTTCAACCGAATATACAAACAACAAATATGTATCTTGTTATGTTCACGAAGAATCTGGTTTTTTATTATCAGAAAAAAACTTCAAAGAGTTTCCGTATGCAGTTCCTAGATATTTAAAATCATCGAATGAAACATACGGTAGAAGTCCAGCAATGAACGCATTACCAGATGTGAAGATGTTAAATCTAATGTCTAAAACTTCTATCAAAGCTGCGCAAAAACAAATCGACCCACCACTAATGGTTCCAGATGACGGGTTTATGATGCCTATTAGAACAGTACCAGGAGGATTAAACTATTACAGAGCAGGAACCAGAGAAAGAATTGAACCATTAAATATTGGTGCAAACAATCCTGTGGGTATACAAATGGAAGAACAAAGACGTGATGCGATTAGACAAAACTTCTTTGTTGACCAACTAATCTCTGTTCAAGGACCGCAAATGACCGCGACTGAAGTTATCCAAAGAAACGAAGAAAAGATGAGAATACTTGGTCCCGTGCTTGGTAGACTACAATCAGAATTATTACAGCCATTAATTACAAGATGTTTTAATATTTTACTTAGAAATAAAAAATTTAAAGAAATCCCTGAATTTATTGGCGCTCAAAATATTGAGATTGAATATGTATCACCACTAGCGAAAGCTCAGAAAACTGGTGAACTTAATTCTTTAATGAGAGGTATTGAGATTATGGGTTCTTTACAAAATGTTGCACCTGTATTTGATTACTTAGATACTGATAATTTGGTTGGTCATATTAAAGATGTATTAGGTATTCCTGCTAAAGTTTTAAAATCAAAAGCTGAAGTAGAACAAATCAGAGCTGAACAACAAAATCAAATAGCACAACAACAACAGATGCAGCAAGATATGCAGCAAGCTGAAATTGCTAACAAAGCTGCACCGTTAGCTAAGGTACTAGGTGAATAAAAAAGATATAGCTGAATTAACAAAAACATATCAAAGAGTTTTTAAGTCAGATGACGGTAAAACCGTTTTAGAAGACTTAGAAAAAAGATGTAACGTGCATCACACATCGTTTTCAACTGACCCGCACGAAACATC